CCACTAAAGTCCTGAAGTTCTATCAAAATAGAATCGATGGTGTGTTCCCAGAAATTACTGGTAACCTAACTGACTTCGAAGGTGGTAACCCTGTGGTAGGTGCTACATCAGGTACCTCTGCTGACCCAGACATCAACTTCCCAATAGTCTCTGGTTCATCCACTCGTATTATTAACAATACAGAATATGACTTGGGTATGTCATTTACTAATGGTTATGCAAAACCTGAGATCGAGCCAAATAGCGGTGAGATTATTTACATAGATAACAGAGGTGCTATCTCCAGAGCAGGAGACCAAATCGAAGATATCAAGATCGTAGTCGAGTTCTAAACAATGCCACAAAATACCAATCTGAATATCGCTCCGTATTTCGACGATTTCAGTAAAGCAAATAATTTTTATAGAGTACTCTTTAGACCAGGATTTCCAATCCAGGCTAGAGAACTTACTACTATGCAATCGATTCTACAGAATCAGATTGAGAATATGGGTACGCACCTCTTTAAAGAAGGTGCTATGGTCATACCTGGTCAAATAGGATATGACTTAACTGTACATAACATCCTTATTCAGCAAGCATTTTTAGGAGTAGACGTAGAGACATATAGAACACAGTTACATGGAAAGATTGTAGAGGGTCTTACTACTGGCATTAAAGCTAAGATTCTTTTCTCTATCCCTGCTACTGAATCTACTCGTGGTTATATTAGTTTCTATCTTAAGTATATTGAGTCAGGTGATACTACATCTGATGTAACTACAAAGGTATTCCAGAACAATGAACAGTTAATTTGTGAGAATGAATTGACTTTCGGTAATACTTTGATCGAAGTTGGATCACCATTTGCTCAGTTATTACCTGTGGAAGCATCACAGATTGGTACTACTGCATATATTAACGAAGGTGTATATTTTATTAGAGGTCACTTTGTAGATATTGCATCTGCATATATTATATTAGATCAGTATACTAACAACCCATCTTATAGAGTTGGTTTCGAAGTATCAGAATCTATTATAACTCCAGAAGACGATCCTGCATTGACTGATAATGCTATCGGATCATCAAACTATTCTGCACCAGGTTCACATAGATTTAAAATTAATTGTACATTAGTTAAGAAACCAATAACTGATGACACTGATAAGAACTTTATAGAATTGTTACGTCTTAATAATTCTATTGTAGAAAACTTTGTTGATCGTACTGAGTACAATGAGATTGAGAAATCTATTGCTCGTCGTACTTATGAGACACATGGTGACTATGTTGTAAACTCATTTGAGGTACGTCCTAGAGAACACCTAGATGATTTCTTTAACAATGGTGTATATAAAGCAGGTGTAACTTCTGCTGATGGTAATGTAGCAAGTCAGAACTATGCTGCATTGGAAGTTGGTAAAGGAAAGGCATATGTAAAAGGATTTAGAACTGAACTTCTAACAGCAAACTACGTTGATGCACCAAAACCTCGTACATTTGTTGGACGTAATAACCAGATCATTCCTATTGACTTCTCACAGTCATGTCAGGTATATGACATCTGGGGTTGGCCAGAGATCGCAGGAGAGGGTGTAACCAACTGTTATCAGGTATTGGAACTAAGAGACAACTGGTCTGGTACAGGTCCTTCTAACAGCGTACAGGGTCGTCTCATAGGTATGGCACGTACTCTACAGTTAGAGCGTGATGGTAGTAAGTATAATCTGTTTATGTTTGACCTACAGATGATGACTGCTATTAACTTTGCAAACAGTCAAACAGTTAACAGTGGAGAAGTATTAAGAGGTCGTCAATCTGGTGCTACAGGTTTTGTATACAGTGGATCTGGTGCTGCAGCAATGCTTCATCAGGTATCTGGACAATTCCAGATTGGTGAAGTTATCGAAAGAGATGGTAGAGTATTAGATACATTAGATGCAGTATATCCATATGAGCCATCTGACATTCGTCAGGTAGTTGGTAAGGATGGTACTACTGTTATCTTTACTGCTTCATTAACACTTAACTTAAGAGAGTCATTACCAGGCACAACTATTACTATTGATGCTGTAGGTGGTAACGATAGAATAGAAGGTTATGGTACTTTATTTGAGAATGATATTCGTGCAGGTGAAGTTCTAACTGCAACTGCTACCGATGGTAAAGCACAGAACTCTATTCGTGTTAAGAGAATAGATCCTGCTGCTATTGGATTTACTACTGCAAACAGGAATGATCCTGGTACTGCAGTTGTGTTTGATTTTACACAACAGCATGCTGCATTAGATACAGGTTTAACAAAAGGTACTGTTAGTGATGCTGAGTACCCTGCAGGGCAGGTTGTACGTTTACGTCCTCTCTTTAATCAGAAGACTGTAATGGATGGGGAATTGGTTATTGATATGCCTAAGAGAGCTATCAAGTCAATCTCTGACGAATCATTTACTATACTAAAAACATTTGCTAACAAACAGTTATCATCTGGTGACGTTACATTTACATTACCTGAGAACGAACAGTTTACTACATTAGATGGTGAGAATTATATTCTTACAGTTACTGCAGGTTCTAACTCTCATACTGGATATGGTTGGACACCTGGTACTAACGTTGATATTGAGGCAGAGTCAGAAAAGAACTCTCCTACTATCGGTGTATCGTTTGGTGCTAATAGACAATCACTACAGGTCACTGGTATGAACGGTGGTAGTGGTGGTTCATCAAATATATCTGAAGTAACTCTAACTGCTGCAGTTTCTGTTAATACAGTATCGAAGAAGATTAAGACTGCTGCTAAGATGAGAACAATGAAAGTTGTTCGTACTAGAAACAATACTGATGTACAGAACTATGGTTTAACATATGGTAACTTATATGGTACACGTATTGAGGATGAAGAGATATCATTTGCACTAAACGATGTCTATAAGGTTCATGCTGTATATGAATCAGAAGCAGATACCGATGCACAAGTTCCTTTTATTGTTCTAACTGAGAACGTATTCTTCGATCCAGGATCTATTGTCGTTGGTAGAACTAGTGGTGCACGTGCAAGAGTTGTATCATTTAACTCTAATAATCTTAGACTATACATCGTACCTACAAGTTCTGAGTTCTTTAACTCAGGTGAAACTGTTGATGGTTTTGATGATGCTCTAAATGCTTTAGTTGGTGTTGTTGATGACGCTGACGGATCATTAGAAAGAGGATCAAAGAACATCACAGCAAACTTTGATTTAGATTCTAATCTAAACTCATACTACTATAGTGTATCTAAAATTGTTAGAAAGGGTGGTACTGCTGAACCTCGTAGAAAACTAGCAGTTGTATTTGACTACTTCATTCATGAAGCATCAGGAGATTACTTCTCTAACCAGTCTTATTCTGGTATTGACTTCGCTGATATTCCTAGATGGAGAGGAGATAACAGTCAGAGATACTTAACTGATACTGTAGACTTCAGACCTGGTGTTGGTGAATTAGCATCTGGATCTGGTACTGTTGAGCAACCATACTACACTAACTGTGTTAGTTTAGACTTTGATGCAAGAGTATTTACATCTACTGGTGGTGCAGGTGGTTCTACAATCTTTAATCCACCTAAGGTAGAAGAAGAATTTAGATGTGATTACGATTACTATCTTCCACGTCGTGACAAGTTATTCATGACTCATGATGGTGATCTAAAACTATCACAAGGTATCCCTGCTGAAGATCCCCCTGAGGCAGATAATCTTGACAATGCAATGTTACTTGCCAAGATTACATACGAACCATATGTTTATGATGTAGATGAAGATATTACTATCTCATTACATCAACAGCGTCGTTATACAATGGAAGACATTGGTAACATGGACAGACGTTTACAAGACGTTGAGTACTACACTTCTCTATCACTTCTTGAGAGTGATGCTAGAAATGTAAAAGCGTATGATGATGATGGATTTGATCGTCTTAAGAATGGATTCATGGTTGATGACTTTACATCTCATGGAACATCTGCAACACAATCAATTGACTTTAAGTGTTCATTAGACTTTACTGAAGGAGAATTACGTCCACAGCACTATACTACTAACGTAGCATTAGAGTGGAACCAGACTGCTTCTTCTAATATACAGAAAGCAACTGCTAATATTTTAACTCTTCCATATACATCTGATGCATTAATCATACAACCATATGCTTCTAGAATGGAGAACGTTAACCCATTTAACGTCTTCACATTCATTGGTCGTATTGATCTAACTCCTGCATCTGATGACTGGACAGATACACGTCGTGCTCCTGTTAGAATAACAAACATAGAAGGTAACTTCGAAGCAACTCGTAGAAGGTTAGGTGCAAACCAACAAGGTTTTGCTCCTATACAGTGGAGAGCATGGAGAACAGCATGGACTGGTGTTAGAAGATCTGAAACAAGAAGATGGAGAGAAACAACATTTGCTCGTGGTGTACCTAGAAGAGTTCTAGCTGGTGAGACTATCACTACAACTCGTCGTCAGGTAAGAAGTGGTGTAAGAACCAGAGTTGTACCTAGGATTGACAGAAGATCATTAGGTGATAGTATTATTGACTCAACATTCGTACCATGGATTCGTTCCAGAAACGTTGGGTTCGATGTACAGCGTATCAAACCAAAAACAAGAATGTATGCATTCTTTGATGGTGATCAGGTAATGACTTACATCACACCTAAGTTAATTGAGATAGTTAAGAACTCCACAGAAGATGCTAGAACGAACGAAACACCATTTGTTATTGGTGAAACTGTTATTGGTGCACAATCTGGATCAAGGTTTAGAATTGCTGCTCCTAACGACGGATTATCTACTAACCCATATAGTCAGACTAATTCTTTACTACCAGACTCATATGCGTCACAAACAGATATCATAAACATTGATACTGTTGTTATGGCACAAACTATATCACCTGATTACTATGGTAATGCTAGAATCGGTGAGATATTAATTGGTCAAACATCTGGTGCACGTGCTGTTGTAAAAGATAGAAGATTGATTTCTGACTTAGTTGGAAACATGAAAGGTATATTCTTTATACCTAACCCTCAGAACAGTTCTAACCCACGTTGGGCAACTGGTTCCAGAGTGTTTAGATTATCCTCCTCAGAGACCGATAGCAGACTCCCTGGTGCAGTTGATTCTGCTGCTGAGGCAGATTATACAGCAAGAGGTACTCTTAATACTGTACAAGAAAATATCCTTGCAGTTAGAAATGCAAGTGTTGTTCGTGATACTGTCAATGATACAAGAACAGTTCGTTCTACAAGAACAAACGTAAGACAGGTTGGTTGGTGGGATCCACTTGCTCAATCATTCTTATTAGAGCAACAAGGTGGTACATATGTTACTGCTGTTGATATCTTCTTTGGAACTAAGGATACAAATATTCCTATCTCTATGCAGATACGTCCTATGGAGAATGGATATCCTACTAAAGACATCCTACCTTTCTCTGACGTTACTATAGAACCATCAGGTGTTGAGGTATCTGAGAACGCATCGATTGCAACTAGATTTGTATTCCCTGCTCCTGTGTACATTCCACAGTCTGAAGAGCATTGCTTCGTTCTATTCTCTGACTCTAACGAGTATAAGGTGTGGATATCACGAATGGGTGATATCGATATTAGTGGAACCAGAACCATATCTGAGCAACCATATGCAGGTGT